TGATGTTCCAGTAAGTGATGTTCCAGTAAGTGATGTTCCAGTAAGTGATGTTCCAGTAAGTGATGTTCCAGTAAGTGATGTTCCAGTAAGTGATGTTCCAGTAAGTGATGTTCCAGTAAGTGATGTTCCAGTAAGTGATGTTTCAGTCGGTGATGTTTCAGTAAGTGATGTTCCAGTAAGTGATGTTCCAGTAAGTGATGTTCCAGTAAATGATGTTGCAGTAAATGATGTTGCAGTAAGTGATGTTCCAGTAGATGATGTTCCAGTAAGTGATATTCCAGTAAATGATGTTCCAGTAAGTGATGTTTCAGTCGGTGATGTTTCAGTAAGTGATGTTCTAGTAAGTGATGTTCCAGTAAGTGATGTTCATGTAAATGATACACCAGTAGATACACAGAATGAATTACAAAAGATCGAAGATGAATTAGAAAATGAATCAAATTTAATTAATTTACAATTACAAGAAAAAACAAAAAATTTAAATGATTTTGAAATTATAGATAGATTAAAATTTTTAGAATCAAGATTAATTAATGAATTAAAAGATATTGAATTTCAGCTATTAAATAATCCTGAAATAAAAAATTAATATATCATCTTACACCTTTACAAATTTAAAATGCTGATTTGTAGTTTTTACTAGATAAATAAGTTCATTTAGTTAATATATAATATTAATATATATTAATGATATTAGTATTTTGTACTGTCAATGGATTAACGAATCAAATAAATGACATAATTAGTGGTATTAGTTTTTGTTTAATAAATAATTATAAATTTACATTTAAAAATTGTCAATTTAGAAATAAAGATCTTGTAAGTTTTTATTATGAAGATTTTGAAAAATTATTTAATATATCAAAATTAATTAAAGATTTACATATATTAAAGAATTTATATATTGATTATAATTCAATTGAATTAAATAAATCAAATACATTTAATATAGATAATGTATGGTCATCTTATTTATTTAATAATAATTTTGAAGAAGAAATAAAAAAAATTGATAAAACATATATTATATTACCATATTTTCATACTATTTCTAAGATGGAAAATATTGTAGAGATTACCAATAAAATATTACCATCATCAAAAATTATAAATCTTTATGATAATATAAAAAATAGTTTATTTAGTGATAATCAAAAATATAATTGTATTCATTATAGATATGAACAAGATTTTATAGATCATTTTAAGGTTAAAATAGAACCTTTTAAAACATTATTTTTACGTATTAAGAATAAATTTAAAGATAAATCATTAAAAATATATATTGCTTGTTATAATTTAAAATATATCATTAATATTAATGATAATATATATAATTTAATTGTTATAAAAGATAATTATGAATTAGAAGATGTTAATTATGAAGAATTAGCATATATTGATTATTTGTTTGCTAAAAATTCAGAAGAATTTTATGGACATTCAAAATCTGCATTTTCAGTTTCTTTAAATAATTTAAAAAAAACAAAAAATTATTATGATATTTAAAATTCATTAATAATATTTACATATTGTGATTGATCTATATCATTACCATATATAAATATATTTAAATTTTTTTTTATAAAAAATATATTTGAAAAATCTTTTATATTTTTACTATTTAATTTTGAAATAAATTCTAATTCTTCGATAATATTATTATTTTTATTAAATAAATAATTTTTTCCATGATACATCATTAAATAATTTGGATTATTTATTTGAAATAAATTATTAGTTTCAAATATTTTTTTAACTTTATTCATATCTTCAATTAAAATATTAATATTTTTTAAATTTTTTATAATTAATAAGATTTCTTTTAATGATTCCATGATTAAACTATTATTAATATTACAAAAAATATAAAATAATCCATTTTCACATCTAAAATTAAGTATATCACAATCATTCGAATAACTTGCTCCTAATTTATTTCTAAGAACTTCAAATAATTTTGAGGTTGATCCAGAAGATAAATAAAATGTTAAAAAATTCATAATACATTCTTCTTGAAATGAAAACTTATTAAAATAAAAACTTAAAAATAAATAAGATTGATTTAAATTTTTATTTGGTATAATATAAACATTTGGTTTATTTGATGTAATCGTATAAATAATTTTAGGTTCATCTATTTTAATATGATTAAAAATAATATTTTTAATTGTTTTTTTAATAATATTTATAATTTTATTTTTTTCAAAATTACCAGCAATAACAAATAATGAATTTTCTAAAGTATATAATTTTCTAAAATTTTGAATATCATTTTTAGTAAATTTTTTAATATTATTTTCGGTACCAATAATTGTTTTTTCTAAAGGTGTACCTTTAAATATTTGACTAATTATGTAATCAAATATATTTCTAGTAATATTATCTTGATACATTTTCATTTCTTCTAATATTACTCCTTTTTCTAATTCAATTTCATCATTTTCATAAATTGGATTGGAATATAAATCAAGCATAATATCTATTATTTCATTAATATCTTTTTTATTACCATTAATTTCATAATAAGTATGATCTCTAGTTGTTCCTGCATTATAATTTGTACCAAGGTTATCTAAAGAATGTAATAATGTATTATTTGGTCTTTTAGTTGTACTTTTAAACATTAAATGTTCTAAAAAATGAGCAATACCATTATTATTATTATTTTCATTTATTGATCCAATTTTTATAAACATTCCAACTGATACAATATCAGTTTTATCCATTGGTATTAATAAAGTATTTAAACCACCAATATTTAAATTATATAATTTAACCTCCATATAATAAATTATATAATTTAAATTTTTAATAATTTAGAAAGTTTAAATTCCCCTGGATAACAATTCGATAACTTATAGATTCACCTGTTGTAATAGATGGTCTATTAATCTCAAAAATATCTCCAATTTTTGCTCCAAAATATCTTGCAACTGGATCAGAATCAAGCATTCTAGGCATTTCTCTTTTTTTATTATCAAATGTTTTAAAATATTCTTCAACTTCTTTCTTTGTTAAAAGTCTAAATGATGGTTGCAATACATGTTCTGTAATATTAATCATTAAATCAATTTCTTGAAAAACTTCGGTTAAAGGAAATTCTTGAAATTGTTTAAATGCTTTCTTAGATACAGATGATATTACAAAAAATTTATGATATTTACTATATTTATCTAAAAAATTTTCAATATCATTACTATCTTTAATAGTTGTAATATTATTATAAATTATTTTAATTGCAATATTATTTGATTCATAATTTAAATTTATTTCTAGATTATCTCCAATTTTTTTTACAATATCATAAAAATCAGTATAATTTTTTATTAATTTACGATCTCTCAATATTTTGCTAATATTTAATAATATAATCTGTGTTTTTTCAGATGGTTCATATTCTAAGTTCATAATATATTATAATATTATAATTAATTTGTTTAATATATATAATTTTCATTTTTTTAAGTTTATATTTTATTAAAAAAAATTATATAAATTGATATATATAAGAACAATATGGAATTAATTGTTATAATTCTTTTAGTACTATTATTATTATTTTTATTATTAGATAAAAGAGAAAGATTTACTCCAAACTTAGCAAATAATAAAATTGTTAAACAATGTGATTTTAATGATAAAAATTTATCTGGAAAATGTAAAGAAATTAGAGATGGATGTTCTAAATTAAATATTAATAAAATGAAAATGAAAAATAATTTAGCTCGTGGATGTGATATTAAAAATAGAGAAGCTAAAACTGTAAGAGAAACAATTTCTCAAAGAAGAGATTGTGTAACTGATGTTGAAAGATATATTAGAGCAAATTATGCAAAAACAGAATTATGTGCTCAAATAAAAAATATGCCATCTAAAATTAATTTAGATGAAAATTTAAATGATTTAAATTTAAATAATGTATTACCAAATGATATTAATGGTTCTTTTAGTGATGCGAAGTTTTAATTTATTATTATGAATCAGAAATATTAAGATTCGTTAACTTATTAATATTATTTAATTTACTTTTTGCAACTAACATTTTATAATCAATAACATCACTTTTTGTTATATTAGTTTCTGACGTTAAATTAGTGTCTCCTGTTTTTTTATTATAATCCTTATTGATATTTTCTAAAATATCTTCAACTATTTTTAATAATTTTGTTTCAATTCTAGAATCATCTTCGTCTGTTTTTAAATTTTTATTATCTAAAAATTTTATTCTGCTTATAAAATGTAAAGTTTTATTATATTTATATAAATATACACAATCAATACAATTTCCTTTTTTATCTTTTAAGATTTTTTTAATTTGAATATGATCTACAATATTAAAATTGTTTGGAATTAAAATATTATATTCATCATTAATATTAAAATTTATACCATTTAAAATTTCAGTAAATAATATTTTTTGATTATTTAAAACACTTAAAATACTATTTTTCATAGTATTTTCTACTGGTATTTCTTGAACTTTTGGATTCATTAAATTTCTAATGAAGGAAAACATATTTTATATATAATTAAGTATATAAAAAATATATTTATATTATATTATTTATTATGAATAATAATGTAGAAACATTTTTAAGAAGTTCCAATAGATCTGGTGGAGGTTTTAGATCTTCATCCGGAGCATCATTTAGATCATCTTTTAAAGGGGGATCATATAAATCATCCTCTAAACAAGGATCATATAGATCGCCATCAAATAGAAGTTATAATACTTCAAAATTAAAACCTGGTCCTCTAAGGAAAGATCCAAGCTACCGTCAAAAAAATTATAGACAAACTAGCACTACTACTACATTAGGAGGTACTGGAGGTGGTCCATATTGGGGATGGGGATTTTACCCATATTATCAATATAATTATTTGTATCCGATTATTGATAATGTTCAAGTTTATCCAATTGGCGCGTATATTCCAGATGATACACTCGATTCAGAAAATAAAGAATTAAAGAAAGAGTCAAAAAAAGCATCAAAAAAAGAGTCAAAGAAAGAATCTAAAAAAGCATCAAAAAAAGAAACAGAAAATTTTTCAATTATTGATTTATTTTCTAATTTATTTAAATAAATATATAATATATTATATATTATGATTAATAAATATAATATTCCA